GCCAGATCGAGATTGAATCTCACTATGTTTTCTTTGTACGTCGGGACCTCGTAAGGCCCTTCGTGTAATGGAGGTCATTAACCAGAAGTTGGTTAGTCTCCTGGACTTCTCGCAATGAGAGTCTGGAATACAGAAGTCTTCAGTCTAAGTCGAACTTACAAGAGAGAGGCCAAGGGGGAACTCAAAGCTCCGATGGATGCTTTCGCAGTTGCCATAAGGTTTCTTTTCTTGATTTTGACGGTCTGGTCACCCAAACCCTTCTCCCTTTCCCGGGAGGAGTATTGATAATGCAAGAGTTACCCTGCACTCATGTCCAAGTAGGTGTTACTTGGCCCTCTATACTTTGAGGGGATTAGTTATTGTTTCCTACTAATCAGAAAGGTGCACTTAATGGTATCGGTCTAGTGCGTCGAAGACCGGGCCAGCCACTCCCGACGATATTCGGGATCCCACATTACTACGAGATGTATCACTATATCTCGTCGTACTGTTCATCTCGGAGTCGGTTAGTCACACGCTCGAGAGCGTGTGGATCTAAAAGATCCAAGGCTAATGAGTACGGTAGGTCCTCGCGGTGATAAATGCCGTCTAGATGGATATCGTTCTCCGTAAAGTCGACGCCGGATACCCTATAGGTTATCCGAGCGCTCGGGCCTGATGGTGTCATTACAATTTCTGTAACGATACCGTCACCCCGCGCATTCATCTGAGCGAATTGTGCCCCTGGACCAGGTGTTGGACGGATTTCGTCCGTCCCTACGTTGGTTCCCTCGGGTATCTCTTCCAGCTCCACTTCATGTATTACATGGAGTACCGGCTCTAAATTTTCCGCCATTGCCATCCCTTTGATCGGTAGACATCGCTCGGAAACATCTCGAGCTAGCTCGGATCTTAGCCAGGCTTGCGCCGATCGGAAGACACTTATTAGTGCACTTCTTTTCGCTCCTCCGGTTTTTACTAACCGTTCAAAGAAGTTCGGATTAGGTAACGCAGCTATGGCGTCCCTTATTTCCTCTACGCGAGCCCAAATCTCGTCGAGATCGTCTAAAGACGGTCTTTCCAAGGATTTTAGGCGCTCCTCTAGGATTTTTAAGTCGACCTTTAGCTGACCAACCAGAGGTAAGACGACGTAAACGTTCCAAGCTTCCGCTTGGAGGTTATCCTCGTCGAACCACGTATCGATGTTACCACCGTACGAAGAATCAGGGAGTATGACCTTTTCAAGTCTCTCCCTGGCTCTCGCGATTGCTAAGCTAGCCTTCGCCTTAAGTGAGTCAAAGAGGCGTTCTCCCATTGCTGAGAGAACCCTTTGCGGTACCTCTTTAACCAAACCAGGTTGCCACTGTAGGAGCCATTGAGTTACCTCAAGACCCCATGGTGACCCTGGCCGGGATAAAAGGATCGCAAGGCCTTGGAGACGTGACTTCTTCTCTAACACGGCTGGCAGCCGTGCCAAAGAACGATAGCCGTAGCCTAGGACCTTGGCCGCTCTACGCAATGTTTCCATTAACGTAGAGTCATTACCAAAACGAGTGAGGATTTGCTCCAATACCGTATGGTCTGCTTTCGCAATACCAAGGGCAAGGAGTGATATTCCTGACACGTCTTTCCCTCGAGCAAAGGTTCGCTTCGCGAACTCAAAGCTTCCGGTAGACGAAATCAAAGATTTCGCCAGCCCATACTCAACTCCTATCTCTAGGAGGAGAGTCTGGTAAACCAGGGCTACCTCGCCATTTGCGATGACGATATCGTCACCAAGGAGCGCGTAGTCCTTAAAGAACCCATGTCTCCTTAACGCGCGGTACGCTGCGTATTGGACTAGGCAATGGTGGGTCAAGCTAAAAGCTGCCCAACTAGTGAGAGCGCCCATCGGCTGCCCTGCACCATACACCAATGGTGTATCAGCTTCGGGTCCCTCGACTCCGGGTGGAGATCGAGGCGTGAGGTAGTATCTCTCAACGAGAATACTAGCCCAAAGTCTAGCTAGTCTCGGTCCAATTAATACCGAGAGCAATGCTTGTTGCAATGCTAATGGAAACCGATCTGTCGCCGACGAGAGATCCAATGACCAAAAGGACTTGAATCCCAGATTGATTAATCTCTGGGCAGGTCTGATCTGATCAAAGGTCCCGTCTGTTTCAAGTTTTCTAAGAATAGAGAACAAGAAATCGTGCAGGGGTTTCATTACACATTGCGTAATGCTATCCACCATGGCAAATACACGGATCTTACCAGCAGGTTCGATCTTGTAGCCTAGTTTCCCGAGGCCTTTCGGCCGGCCGAAACCGGGGTATCTAAATAGGTCGTAGCCATGAGGGGAAGTAACCTGCTTCCGTACCCATGATGCTACCCTTTCCCCAATGAATAGGATCCGAGTTATTGCTCGGTCGTCTACGATGTCCAGCCACTCCTTAAGATAAGGGTATAAATCCTTAAATAAGTGAGGTGACTGACCGGACTGCCACTGCATCGCATCTGTGAAGATTGCGGAGGAATTGGTTCCCATTCCTGCAGAGACAGTCTTACCGGAACCTGTCTTCTTAGACAGATCCCGACCATCGACCCATGACTTTGCATGAGCTCCACTGGAGTTAGGTCCTGATTTAAACAGAGCCAGTAACCGGGGTTTTAGGTCACGAGAGATGCCTTTCCAACCAAGGGGGATATACCAGGCGGCCAAAGTTTCCACAAAGATAATCATCTCAGTAAGGGTTGTCCCTACTGGTGGATACTTGATGTCTCCTTTATTTTCATAAAGGCTTCGACCTGATGTCCAAAGGTTGGCTGCATGCGGCATCCCGATCTCACGAAAGAGAACGGGGACCCATGCGCTTAGAAAGGTAATCCATCCACTTAGGAAATTTGGGTTCATTGCTGAACCTTGGGTTATCGATCCAAGTTTAAGTTTTCCAGGTATCTCGATTACTCGATATAACTGGAAGAACGAAAGCCAAATTCGTATTGTCCAGGGATCACCTAGACGAATACTTTTCCGCATTACTGCGGGTATCACACGTGGAATGCCGGACCCCCGCGTCCGTGCAACTGCGGCCCCTAGTGCCTGGGTTGATGGCGTCCGCTGTCCTCCAGCTGCTTGTTGCAATAGCACCGAGCATGCTTTTAGATAGCGAACAACATACACCCAGCCACCTGAGCGTTG